GCTTGTTCTCTTTCTGCGTTTACTTGGTTTTGTGATTTTAATAATTTTTGTGGCATACCAACAATGTCTGCTAGATGTTTAACAAGATTATCAAAATTAACATAATCAAATACTGGTGCAATATTTTGCATTGATCCTAATATTTCTATAGCTCTCATAATAGATTGTAGCTCTGAAGATTTTTGTGCTTTAGCTAAAGGAGAAACATATTCTATTTCTATGTCTCTACCAGATAAAAACTCTGGAGCTGGTGGCAACATATCGTTACGAAGTAATATTGCAAACACTCTATCAATTAATGGTTTTAATAATTCTGATTGTAGTCTACCTAATACTGGACCAAGTAATCTCATCTTCTCTTCGTTACGTTGGACAACTTCTGTTGCTGTCATTTGCGGACCTTGTTGCATCATAAGTTGATTAACATAGAACACAGCTCTAATAGCATCTCTTCTTTGCTCTTCCATATTTAAACCTAGTGGATTGTTTGCACCAATGTTTAATGGTTCTATTCTATCTCTTGTACCGCTTCTGTAAAAATTTAATCCACCCGGTACAGTTCTTACAGGAAGTAAGAAGCCATCATCCGGAACTAATAGTGGTGGGTCTACTTGTTTTTGTGCAGCCTTAATTGTAGTCTTTGACATTTCGTTTAACATCTTAACATCTGGCAATGCTGTCATTGCTGGACTTCTTCCATAAATTTCGTTTGATGCTTTTAAATATCTAGGTACTACGAAAGGGAACTCCTTAAATCCACCAACAGATAATTCATTACTATTTTTATATTCTAGGTAAACAGATTCAAATGGCATATTGCCTTTATCTTTTTTTTTAGGATTAAAATCTGATCTTGGATAAACTGCGTGTAGTATTTCTACTTCTTGGTATGGATCTTTTTTAAATATACTTTTAATATCTGTTGATGTTGCATCACCAAATTTTTGCATTGCAGCTCTAGCACTTATATGAAATCTTCTAAATACTGTATCTATTCTACCTTTGTCATTTTCTGCAATATAAACTTCATCAATGTGTCTTGTTGAAAATTTTATAATATCATCATCATCTTCTTCAATAAACATACAAGCTGTACCAAATGTAATTAGGTCATGGTACAATTCAAATATTTCTTGTTGAAAGTTTGATCTATTAAATGCTGTGTACATTGCATCTGTAGATGCTTCTAACCAAAGTTTTGCTTCATCTTCATTATCAATATCTTCATCTTTAAATCTTAAAGTAAACCAAGGTGTAGATGGATTTGTTAGCATACCATGTAATGATGCTGCTAATAATTCTATTGCTTGTATTGGTGATGAATCAAAAACTTGTTCCATTCTTTTATCACCTCTAGCTCTTTTTTTAGTTACATCTGCTTTTCTTGGTTGCATATAATCTGCAACTTCTTGCCAATGTGTTTCCCAGTTTTGTCTTTGACCTTCTAGTCTTTCGTATCTGGATAGTAATCCTTTTGATAAATCTGTTCGTGCCATTATTTTCCTAATAAACTTTTACGACCTAATGTTAATGTATCATCTTCTACACCTTTTGAACTTGTCATAATTGTAGATGATCTTCCTTTAGCTTTTGTTTTTCTTGCATCATAACCATCCATATTTGTTGCTTCGCTTTGAGAAACTTCTGCTACTGTTGGTGCAACAGGAGTAGGTGCAGGAGGTGGTGGTGTAGGTCTAATTACTCTTCTTACTGCTCCTCCCATATTATCCTCCTAATCCAGATTTAGTATCTGACTTTCTATCTGATAATGTTCCATCTGATTTAGTATCTGATCTTCTATCTGTTTTTGTTTGTGTAATTTCATTTTCAAAACTAATATCATTGCTATGATCTATTGCTTTCTCGTAAGTTCTTTTTTCTTTTTCTACTTTTGGTTTTTTTTTAAAAATTTTTTTAATCTTGTCAAACATTATGATCCTAACAAAGTTTTGTTTTCTGTTTCTGCTTCTTGCTCAACACCTAGTGGTCCAGTTAATATTGTTGATCTTCTACCTTTTCTTTTTCTAGCAATTTCTCTTTGCTCTGCTGCTATTGCATCTTTCTCTTCTTGCGATAACTCGCTTGATGGCGGTGGTGGTGCAGGTTGAACTGGCGGCAGCGGTGGCATTTTTGGTTTAAAGAGTGAACCCATAATAATCCTATATAATTCTATAACTATTATCTGCTATACTTTGTGGAGCAGTTTGTCTAGTATTAATTTCTTGTAGTCCAACTGCTAGGTAACGCATTGCATCACAAGCATGAGAACTCCAATCGTGTACAGGCTTTGATCTAAACATTCTGTTTTTATCAATATACTTCCTGTGGTAATGTCTTAACGCATCTATTAACTTTTTGCAATGGTCAGTATCAATCCAACATCTAGGTAAGGTCATGGTAGTTGCGTGAATACCATCTTCTAATGGAATTTTTGGAACAACCTTAAATCTTAATCCTAATTGATTAGCGACCTCTCTTCTAGTTTTACCATTGCCAAACTCTGTAACTTCAATGTCGTGTGGTGCAAAGTGATCTTTGTAAACATAATCTTTATCATTAATCATCTTAATATAATATGGTAAACCTTGACCTCTCTCTTCGTGGTAATCTATTATATTAATGGATCTTCCTAACTGCTGATAGAATATTATACTACTGTGGTCGGAGACCCCAAGATCCCATGCGGTAGATACTGGTAGTGCAGGATCGTAGGGAACTCTTGTAAGCTGTTTATCATCATCTAGTTTTGCAATCACATCTCCATATACTGCACCTTCTATGTTTGCTATCCAATCACACTCAAACTCTTGCTGGTACTTCTTCTCACCCATAACTTGTTTTGCTTTATCTAATTCATCTTGATCAACTATTTTTGTCTGACTAGCTTTAGCTTTGTAGTTAAACCAATCTTCCGCACCTTGTGCGTGTTGGTACAACTCATAAAAGTTATTATTCATTCCCATTGGTGTACCTATAAAGACACAATAGCCTTTACGATCTGATAATGCTGGTCTAATTATTTCTGGAAACAACTTACTGTTTACGTTTGCGTACTCATCAATTACGCAGCCATCTAAATATATACCTCTTAACCCATCTGGAGATTCCGAGCCTAGCAAGGTGATCCTAGCACCATTAGGTAGGTCTACACGTAGTTCTGTTTCGTTAAATTTAGTGTGGGGTATCTTGGCGGTAAACTGTTTCATGTAATCCCAAGCAATAGACTTTGCTTGTTTAAAAGTGGGTGCAATGTAGGCAAACCTAGGGTTGTTAAGTTTAGACAGTAATGCTGACCTAATTAGATGATTGATCATACATACTGTTTTGCCAAATCTTCTATGACATACAAGTACATTCCATCTGTGTGTATCTATCTTTCTGTGCAAGTAGGCTTGATGCTTCCTTGGTGTGTAAGGTATTTTAATATTCATATCTAGTGTATCATGTCAGACTTCATACCAGATACAGGTTGGTAATCAAAACCCATATTGAGCATAGCATAACTAATAAATAGATCGGCTGCTAGTTTATTAGGAAAGCCATAAAACTTTAATATAACATTGTTTGAGCCTTCTTCTATGTAAGCAACTGAATCTAAATCGTCTGCACTAAAGTAATCCATATACTATATCTAGTGTATTTTAAAAAAAATAAAACAGAAAAGATGTGTGTGTATAAAGGGGTGGATGGCTGTAAGGGTGTCCTCTGGTCCGGTATATATATATATAATAAAATGCGTGTGCGTCTAGGGGTGTACCCCCCACGCAAACCTTAAAATTTACCACGCAAACCTAAAATATATCCACCACAGATTAGCGATAATAGAAAGTTATCAGAAGTAATGCGTTTAATTAAATAAAATTGTTGTCGCTTGTTATGACGTGAGAAAAAAACTGTCGCTGTTTATAAATAAATACCAACTTTCAACACCTAACACATTACATTAGAACAATTCTAAACTGTAAATATACAACACCTGTTGCAATTATATCACACATAATAATAATTAAATTAATTTATATGCTGCCATAATTTAAACATAATCATTATATATACTATGGATATGAAAGAAAAAATAACAATAATAAAACAACATCTAAACTTTGATCAGTTGCCATTAGATATACAAAAATCATACATAGAAACAATGGCTGATGATATGATCCAATCATTTGACAAGGGTGTTTATAATAAAAGAAGTGCAACGATAGGTGCTAAACAATATTATTATGATTGGAATAAAGACGTAAAATGGGTTTTATATAAATCTTCATTTCATGGTCTATGCGTAGAAAGACAAGAAGATATTAATAATATTTATGCCTAATTATAGCCATAATAATTTATTAACTTTAAACAACTAACGAAAGGAAACAATGAACATAAATGATCTAAAAATAACAGTTAAGCCAAAATATAATTATGGTTATAAAGTAGGTGTAATTGTTTACATTAATGGAAAGAAATTTCCAACAGAAAGAAACCACGTATATGCACATAACAAAGATAATAAAGCAATCATAACAGCTTTAATAGATGGAAATTATCATAATGATGATGAATTATGTGTAAGTGCATTAAAAAAAGAAATGAATATTAATGCCTAATTATAGCCATATTTATTTATTAACTTTAATTAACTAACGAAAGGAAACAAATGACAAACGTAGAAGTAAGATCAATCATAGCAAGGGTTGAAGATAAAACAACAGCTGATTTTAATATGCTGTTAGAAGATGAAACATTTAAGAATATGTTTCATTTACTTATAAAAGGTGAAAATGCTGATCTTAAAAGTATAAGCCAAAGATTAAGCGATTATGCAAACGAAAACTTAATATAATAAGATAGAAAGGAAACACAATGAAAGTGCAAAACATGACAAGCAACAATGGAAATAAAATAGCAAATCAATTTAGAATTGATGATCATCCAGATATTTATTTCCAAAGTTATGATAAAACTATTGTAAAGATAGATTATTCTAACAATGGTATTATTCAAACATTTTTAGATCAAAAATATTGGAACTATAGCAACACCACAGGCAAATATAGAAATATATTTTTAGGTGAAACTATAAAAGATACACGAGCAAAAATTAAATCTGGTGAGTATATCTTAACAGATTTAAACAAATAGAAAGGAAAATATGAAAATAGATAATAATATGCCAGATGAATTTTTTGATTGGCTAGATAATTGTCCTGTTCAATGGTTTTTAGGTCAATGGGATAAAGACAGTATGAATTATAATTTTACTGTACCAAATAATGAAGAAATAGAAAGGAACTTATGAAAACAAATACAGATCATATTTATAATGTAGCTTTAACTTATGCTTGTTTTAAATCTGGACCAAAAAGAGTTGATGAAAATTTATTAAGAAATATGTTTAAAGATTTATTTTTATTATCTGATGAATATGGTTTTAATTATAAGCAAGAATTAAAAAATATATTAACAGAAAGCAAGGAATAAATATGAGTGATAATGCTGCTTACGATAAACTAAATAAAACAATTAAAAGTTTTAATGATTATCTGGCTAAATTAAAAAAGGAAGTTGATCTAAATGAACACAGTTTAGCCATACATTATGATTATGATATTGTACCTTTGCCAGATGATATAATTGATGAAGCAAATAGAAAGGAAAAATAAAATGCACAATAACAAACCGATAAAAAACCACGAACAAGGTTTTATTTATGTAAGAAAAAAAGATTTAGACAATGCAATAACTTATGGATTGTTTAATAATGCAAACGAAAAAGAAGAATATACAATAGATAAACCTAAACCAAACCCAGATGATTATTATATTGTTGAAGTTAGAGGAACAGAAAAATATGAATAAACAACTACAAAAACAAAATTTAGAAGAACTTATGAGATTAACACTCATAAATATTTTAAATGCAAAGGGTGTAATATACACCTATTATAAACAACAAGAAAGGGAAAGCTATGGAACAAATAAAACAATTACAAAATGAATTAGATAATTTAGATGAAAGACTAGATTATTTAGTAAGTCATAACAAGATTAATAAAAGCACAGAAAAATCTTGGGAGTGTATGATTAGAGGAAAACGTAAAAGATTATTTAATTTAATAAACAAGAAAGGAAACTAAATGAAAACATACGACATAACAATACAGTATGATGTTCAAAAAACATATTCTGTAAGAGCATCATCTAAGCAAGTTGCAAGAAATAAATTAGATGATTATGGTAGATGGGAAAAAGATATAGAAACTTCTGAATCTATGGAAGATTGGGAATACAGAGATACTCTTTAATCAATCTTTATTATCAGAGGGTATATCAACTATATCCTCTGATACATCAATCATATCCGATTGATTATCTTCCCAAGATATAGATATTTTAGAATCTGTCTTAACATTTTGAACCTTATTATCTGAATATAAATCTGTAAGTTTGTTAGCAAGGAAGGTAATAAATTTAGTTTTTTCTCTGATCCATAGTATCTGATTAGGATTTTCTATTTCTTGATATTGAAACACTTGTAGCAATTTATCTATTAAAGTTTGGACACCATTTTTTCTAGCTTCTGTTATTCTCTCATTCAGTTCCGGATTTTTTTTTAAGAAATGATAAAATTTCATCAAGCTGAATTGATACTGCTTTTCCTCTAGTATTTCGGTAAGAGTTAAACCTCTCGTTAGTTTTTCGCAAATTGTATCTGCTTGGCTCGTTGTTATCAATTCTAACTTTGACTTTGTTGTAATAGTATTCTTTGAGTTGGTCATCTGTATAGTTCCTAAATTGTTGTAGTTTGCTTAATTGTTTTATCCTTGTTTCATCTGTATATTTAGCTTTTCTAAACCCTTTAACATTTTGATAGCCATGATATTTACAGTAATACGTACCATTTGCAAGTTCATAACCTTTCATTCTACATGGTATTAGTTTACCCTCACGTCTACCAGCACGAGTAAAGCCTTGACAAAAGACTTTTCGCATAGGTCTTCCAACCATTACTTTTTCGGTCTTCCTTTATAATCAAGATTATTACGTTTATTGAACGCAACTTTCTCCCTGTATCTTGGATTACTATTTTTTTTAATTTTGGTTAATTCATTAATTATTTTTTGAGGATGTACATAGGTAGCCTTACTTTCACGTTCCAATTCAGCTTTCTTCTCTTTAGCTAACTTTACATAGTATGGATTGTTAGTATCTGAATTAAGGTCTGACAGGGGGAGCTTTGATAAGTTTAATATTAAACTATCCATATCACCTCTATTATCTCTTATAATTTTATCTATATTATTAATGTATATTGTTTCTTCTAATACTGCTCTTTTATATACATTAGAGTGATCAATTTTATACTTCTTATTCTTATTATTGTATATAATTGAGCTATCTGATTCAGTTTTAAGAAATAATTGGTTGATTTTATAGGTTTTACCGGATCTACCACGTACAGTTGATATAACGTGCAATTTTTCTAAAGTATCAAGGGTGCGTCTGACAGTAATACGAGATAATTTAGTTTCTTTAACAACAGTAGAATAACGCAGACCACACTCATAATTATTCTTTTTCCATGCGTGTTTCATTAAAGATAAATAGCAATTCAAACAATTAGATTTTTTAGTACCACCTAACTTATCAAGGTGTCCATACAGTTTGTAGGTGATGTGCAAAAAGGCTCGGCTATTGTTCATGAGTGCAAAATTTCCTATGATTGTGTTGTAGGTCTAGCAAGGTGGATACCCATTGGTCTTCATTCATCAACTCAAAGTCTGTCGGAGAGCTTGTTATTCGCTTGATCCTAAAGGTTAGGGTGGTGTCGGTCAGATTTTTGTAAAATACCAAAAAACAGGGTATATTTAAGCGACTAGCGACTATCTTTGACAGGGTTGTAGCCTTATATTTCTGTCCTTTATCATAACAAGTCTCAATTATAGCTAAAGGCTCATAACATCTAGGACAGCACTCAATACTGTCAATATCAATCATGGCAATGCCATCATATTTTCTATGCCAATCGTTATAATCGCCATTAGAAAATGCGTAGGTTTGTCTAGCCATTAATGAAGTTCCAAGTGACATAAACTACAAAGAATAAAACCAATACTTGCAGTTCCTTTGGTGCTTGTAAAAATATCTCAATCATCTTTACCCTTTCTATCTGTTTTTTATTATTATTATTTCGTTATCTTTTTCTTCTATTATTCTCTCGTAGTCTAGCAACTGATTAGATAGTTTCTCAATGTGCTTTTTGTGTCGTTTAATTTCTTCCTTACATTTTTTTAATTCATCAGGACAACCTATCTCTTCAAACATTTTTTCATTGGTCATTTCAATACCTCTATCTTTTTAACAACTGATCTAGGATAAACTGTGACAGTACCAACAGATAACTTATCGCCATCATAATTAAATGATGTAAATATTTTAACTGTCTTTGTATCTTTAGAAAATAAATAACCTATGTCTTCACACCATTGAAAATTTAATTTATCAACATCTTCTAGGCTATCAAACCAACTCGCATCTGTAACAATATCTTGCCAAATAATTTTTACTCGTTTGTATTTAAACTTGGGTGTTCCACCAGCTTTCATATAGATCCTTTATAGTAACTTTATTTTTTGTAACTTCTATAATTTTCTTTACCATTTCTGGATCGGGAAAACGTTTTACCTTTGCAGTTAAACACCACCTCTGTACTGATGTACCTGGATTTTGTACCCCACGTATGCCAAGTTCTACCCCAAAATTATAATAGGATAGACCTTTCTTTTTTCTGTATTCTTCAAGTGTCATATTTCCTTTCTTTATTGCTCTGATTTGTATGTATATATATCATATTTAATGCTTTACAAGTAAAATAATATGTGTATAGATAGTGGAAAACTAGGAACTTATGAAAAATAAAATACAAAAATGGTACAAATTAAAAGAGTTTAGTAATACATGGATACCATGTGAAGAAGAAGATTCATTTGGTGATATAAATAAATTTGAATTTTATTATACACCAGAAGGAAAACATCCTTTTGAAATAATGAAGTTAGAAAAGGATTTATGAAAAAACAAGAACAATTAATAGAAGACGCATTTTCAATATTCAATGGTGGTAAAGGTTTAGATCATTGGTCATACTCATCTACATCAACACCATTTTCTAAAAATTTAATTAGTTATACTTTTCCACAAGAAGTCAGAAGAACTTTTGCATTTAGATATAAAGCTAACTTTGGCAATCTTGTAAACAACACAGTACAAAAATTAATTGGACATGAAGTTTGGAAAACATCTACTATGAAAGAAGAAAAGTGGGATAGAGATTTTAATAAAATATTTCAAAACGAACTTGGTATTATAAATGAAAAGCCACCGGTAGATGACAAAGATAAATTCGCCAGAGAAAAAATGATTGAGTATGCGATTGATTGTATAGGTGTGACAGAGAAAGTTGTTAAAGATATTGTTAAAGATGACAAACTAATTTGTGAGTATCACGTTAGAAAAAAAGAAATGACAATGATAAAAGATATTTTAGGTAAGGTTGATTATCTTACAGATAAAGTATTTATAGAATTAAAAACAAAGCCACCCAATATTAGAAAGGTTAAGAACAAGGAAGAGTGGACAATGAGTAGTCAAGCATTGCCAACTGAACCTACAACAGATAACC